CTGATTAGTTGTAACTAATTGCCGAGTTCGCTTACGAATATTATCTAACTGCCACTCTTCCGCAGACTTAAATTTTTCTCCAATCGTCAAACTAGATCTCTCAACATTTAACAAATCAATCTGACGCGCAACTACTCTTAAACGTTCATCTATATTCATTACAGGGTTTATTACCGGATAAGTATCCCCTTCTTCAAATTCGTCAAAATTCGGGTTAATATGTGACAAGTTAACAGCAGAAACATTGTATTGATAACTAACTGCTTTTTGTGATGCCAGTTGTTCTTCACCAGCCTTCTTCAATTTAACAGGGTCCTCTATTTCATCAAATACAACTGTTTCCATTCTAATACCATACTCTGAAATCAAGTCAGCTCTATCAAGATAATCTTTTCCATTATTTACAGAACTAATAGTAATCCGCTTATTGTTTTTACTGTTTTTCTTCCCGTATACTAGCAAACGGGAAACAATGCCACCTGGATCAATATGTTGCTTGAGTGTTAATAAATTTACTGATAATTTGATAGCGGTATTACTATCTTTACCAATTCTTCTTTTAAAATCTAGGTATTTCTTCCCTTCTTCTTTCCGAATCTTCATTTCTAAGCCATACTCATTCAAAATCAAGTCCGTCAAAGTAGCTAGAGTTGATTTGCTTGGATCGACTTCAGCTTCCATTTTATCGCCAGTTGCGATCAAATCTGCCAAGTCTCCCGGATAAAATTCTTTGTACGACTCTAAGTTTTCATTATGAAAACTCAAAATCATTCTGACAAAATCAGATTTTTTCCCCTGGTATAACATTTGTCGTTGTTTGCTATCATTTAGAAAATCTAGTTCAGATCTAGCATTATATGCAAAAGTAAATACACCACTTTCTGCCATATCGTTTGTAACCGGCACAATTCGACCATAGAATATTTCTTTACCAGTCATCATGTTGACAACCTGGACCATTGTTTGTAACGGTTTAATTAGAGCTTTGTAACCAGCATTATTCGGCAGAAATTGGAAATTAAACTGACCGACTTTATTGATTTCTAACTTGATGATCGCAGATAAAAGTTTGTTCCCGCCTGCTTCAGAATCGTGTATCGGTGTAACGTTAGCTCCGTTAATTAAACTAACTGCATACATTAAATCAACTCCTTAAACCATTTGAAAGAAATTCGTCCGTTCCCTTCAATGTGAATTTTATTTTCTTTATCAAGCGTAAAGAAATCATAAGTGTGATTACCTGGAATAATGCTAAACTGTTGATTCCTAAGTGTAATTGTCATATGAGCGGTCGATGAAATCTCTGGTCTAGCTAAAGTAATGCCCGTATTCACTAACAAGATATCAAGAGACCCCTCGACAACAAACGAAATATCTTGAAAAGCGTCTAATTCGAAATTAAAATCATCCCAAATATCACTTCCTTCAGCTTTTTGTGAAATCATAAAAGGATACGCTGTAAATGGAATTTCTAGTACACCATTACGCCATATTGTTTCAAAATTTGCACCTTGTTGTACTTCGGCCAAAAAATAATATCCCGGCAACCCTTCATATTCAAATCGAGTTAACCCAGTTGTTCCAAACAACCAGTTTACAACTTGAGTTCTAAGTGTCATCAATGACAATCTTGGAGTTTTCACTGAACTTTGAACTTCAAATTTACATTTTATTGTTCTTTGCTCATACAATTGTCCACCATAAACTGAAGAGAAGTCATAACTCTCGTTTGAGAAAGGAATTGTGACTACCACTTTCTTTTTATCAGGAATACCTATTTCAATTCCTGATAAAATCAACCTCATATCATCAAAAGAGTTCCTGCCATTGAAATTTACGGCATATCCTCTTACCATCCAACTGCACCTCCTTGATCAAGAATAATCATTCTTTGAGCTTGTTCATTACTAATATGCCCAACAATTAATTTTGCGAATGTTTGCCCATCCACTTGCAAATATACCGGTTGTGAATCTTGTTTTGGTACTTCAATAACAATTTTATCGGTTATCTGATCCATTATAAGGCTTGCCAACATACCCATTGTTTCTTTGTTAAGAGGCAAGACTGCTTCAGGCCCAGCTTCGCCACCTACCATGATGTTGTTGCCATTCATCCCAAATACAGTCGGCCCTGTCATGATGCCGCCTTTAGCATACCATTCTACACCAATGCTTGGCACGCCTTTTTCAGCCCATTCCAAAGGATTCATCGATCCTTCAAAAGTAAAATGTGGCATCTTCAAGTGTGGCCATTTGAATTCAAAATTAAATAATCCTTTAATTTTTTCAATTGTATTTGAAACAATATTTTTAGCACCCTCTATAGCATCAGAAATACTATTTTTAATCCCATTCCAAATGTTCGTAACTGTGACCCAAACATTGTTAAAAACACTAGAAACGGTGTTAAATATCGTATTCAGAGTATCACTAACAAATGAGCTTATAGATGACCATACTGTTGAAATTGAGTTGTAAATCATGTTAAAGAAAAACTGACCAACTGTACTTATTTTCGACCAAATATTGGTGAAAAAATTTATTAAAGAGTTCCAATAATACTGAGCAGCAGTTGTTATCGAATTCCACAAAAGTGAAAAGAAATCAGCTAGACCCTGCCAAAGTTTTATCCCAACTTCGACTACAAAATTCCAAGCGTTTGATAGAAAATCAACAAAACTAGACCATATTTTTTGTCCTGTTTCGGTTTGTGTGAAAAACCAAATTAGACCAGCTACTAGGGCACCAATAGCTAACACAATCATCATAATCGGATTGGCGGCCATAACCGCATTAAATGTTGTCATTGCGCCAGTCCCTGCTACTGTTGCAGCTGCATGGGCACCTTCTGCAGTAGTCAAAGCCCCAGTATGAACAGCCCTAGCAATCATTAACCCATTACTAACACCCAATACAACATTTCGTACCTTTTCAATGCCCGTAATAATGCTAGTTGCTATTTTGTATCCAGTCCAAGCACTTGTAACTCCAACAACCGCAGATTTTAAAGCATCAACAGCAACTCCGCCTTTTTTGAACCACTCGAAAAAGTCGGCAATTTTTCCTACCCCATCTGATGCGAGATTTATAGCTGTTTCAAGTGCTGAGCTAATACTATCTCTAATTTGGGTTGTAGTAGTTATAATCGTTTGGGCAGTATTCGGATCCATACCCAGCTTTGTCAACAAGTCAATATTATCTTTTTCGTTCAATGAACCAAATAGTACATCGAACATTGAACCGATAGTAGCAAAACTTAAATTTAAACCTTCAGTAAGATTTTTAAGACTTCCTTCAGGCAACTTAAAAACCTTTTCTAAAAACGAAACAAAAGCTTGAGATAATTGAGGAAGTATATCATTGAATAAAATTAAAAAAAGTCTCGGCAAAGCAGAACCTAACTCGCCAAGAAGCTCTGTGGCACCAGTTATTAGTCCAGGTAACAAAGAACTAAGAAGATCAGGTAAATAGTTCCCTAAAATCTGAATAATGCGAGATAATTCCTTAATGACTCTTGGTAAAGCTTGAACCAATTTGGGGATTATATTACCTAATGCAATCCCAATTGATTCAGTTAAAGAATCGACTAACTCCTCAAAATTTTGTTCAGGGTCTGACATGCCTGTTAAAAAATTTTCCCAGCTTGCTTTTACCATACCGAGAGAACCAGAGATTGTTGAAGCAGCTTCCTTCGAAGTTGTTCCTGCGATCCCCATCTTCACTTGCATGACATGTATAGCTTCAGTGATATCAGCAAATGAAGAAATATCATACTTAACTCCACTGATTTTTCCAGCTTCATCAAGCAAACGCTGCATTTCTTCTTTCGTGCCGCCAAAACCTAATTTCAAGTTATCTAGCATGGTGTAGTTCTGCTTAGCAAATCCCTGATAAGCATTTTGTATAGATTCCATCGATGAACCCATCTTATTAGCGTTATCAGACATATCAATGATAGCTTGATCTGCAAGTTTAGCTGCCTTTTCAGTATCTCCTTTTACAGATTGGATTAAAGAGGCAGAGAAAGATGTTGCGGTTTCCATGTACTCATTTGCCGATAGGCCTGCTGTCTTATATGCGATTTTAGACTTATTCAACAAATCTTCTTGTGCGTTTATCAACTTCTTGTATTCGCTAGACGCATCATCAACACTCTTACCAACTGATTGAGCATATTCTTCAAGAGATTTTCCACCCGCACCAAAAAGAGTTTCTATCCCGCCTACCAACTGCTCGTATTCGGCATAGTTTTTAACTGCAGCGCCAGTTAAACTGCTTATTGCTGTAATGCCGACTGCTAATCCAGTGGCCATCACTTTACCAGCTTTTACAGCTAGATTCCCAATTTTTCCAAAAATTACTGACAGCTTACCATGAGCATCTTCAGCTTTTCCTGTCGTTTCATCGATAGCTTTGTTAGCAGGTTTATTATTTATACCGATTTTTCCAAATAGTTCAAATACATTCACTTTTCTAACCTCCTTTCCCTGACAATTTCAAGATAGATTCAGCCAAAGCTATAGCTTCATTATCTTTTTTAATCGTTTGTTGCTTCTTACTTTGTTTTTCAATATAACTTTTCTTAGAGTATTTTTTGATAAAATCCGCTAAAGACATATTTATTTCTTTTGATTTCCAAATGTCTGTTAGTTCTTCTTTATCTTGTTCATCAAGTAAATACATAAAAAAATCCAAAGCTTCTTTTAGATTTTGATTTTCTAAAAGTTGCTCTGGATTCCCGTACCTCTTGAAAAGTATATCTTTTAGCTTATTTAATCCTAATCCAATAGCGAAGCAATAGATTGGAAAAAATCCTTAAGTTCCGCCTTTTTCCCAAAATCAAAAAGCAGCTTCGTGTAAGTTGCCATATTCAATGACTCAATTTCTTTCTGACTTGTACCCGTCAATTCAGCCAAGAATTTATTGACTTCATTTTTAGCATCGCCAACATGCTTTAAAATAGCGAATCCAATATCCGTTGCTAACACCATGCCACGTTTTTGATAGGTAAGACTCGCTTCTTCTTGTTCTTTTTTGGTAGGTTTCTTTTTCTGATGATCAGCTAAAGGAACTACATTTTTCCCAGTCGCATATTGACGTTCAATCAGTGCAACAACTTCCTCTTTGATATCGAGTTTTCCAATAATAGATAACATAGTGAAGATATCTCCACCATTCAACTCACGCATTTCCAACTTCTCAGACATAAAAACCTCCTAATTGATATTTGGGAAATAAATACGACAAGGTAAGCTTAAATCATCAACTTGGCCTTCATTAGCATGCGCTTCGAAAGTCATTGAGATTACAGCTTCGTCATTGTCTTTTGTTTCAAAATCTAAGCCAGATGTGCACAAAGCATTATCAATAATGATAATGATTGGATCGTCGGTTCCTGACATCGTTCCAACAATTCCTAAGTTTTTGATATAATCAGTGTTTTCTAATTTCGCTTTACCAGAAATCACTTTATATCCAGTCGGAGCATCTACACCGTCTGAGTCTGCAATCTTCCCATTAATTGACAATCGAATGTTTTCGGCTGTCAATTCTTTGACATTAGTTTCCAGTTTTGCCGTTTGACTTTCGAGGATCTTTTGGCCTACTGCAGGAGTAAACACACCATCAATCTCAATTACTCGGTAATTCTGTTCAATTGTAACCTTATTACCTCCAGCAGTTGCACCAAGCAATTCACCTTCCCATTGGCCTTTGCTCCCTTCACCACCAGTTGCATTCCATTCTAAATTTTTATAGATTGCACCAGCATTAATCAAATAATGTTTTGGTGTATTGGCTGAGTAGCCTGTTCGCTTTACAGCAGTTTTTTCCATTTATTTTCTCCAATCTAATTTTATATAGAAACGCAAATTCCGTCGTTGTAGGTTGTCCAGATTTGTTGGTACTGTCTGCATCGATTGGAATTGCGTTCGCATGTAGCACTCCTCAAGCATTTTGTCAAAATGTCTAAAATGCATTTTGATGCTTTCAGATAATGTTTCAAGTTCGACCTGATCTAGTCCTTTGTCACAAAAAATATCCACATCCATATAACAGCCATCTGCGTGTTGGTCAATGTTAGTCAGACTCAATGAAAAGACTGTGTAAGGATATTTGACAGTCTTAGCGCTGTTCTTGATGTAGTAACTTTCAGCGTTGAGACTTTTCAGCTCTTTCAGAATTGTTTTGATAACTTCTCTCATCTACCCTCCCAATTCTCTCAAGCAGTCCGCTAATATGTCTCTAATAGCTTTCTGGTTTTGTCTAAAGGCAGGTCTTAGGTAGGGTTGTGGTGGCATCCCATAAGTGAAATAGACCTCTCCTTTAGGCGTTCGGTACAACCAGCCACCTTTGCGACCATTTCCGTTTTCAGCAAATTCTCCTGTGCCAAATTCGACATAAATCGCATATTCACAGTTAGTGCCGACATAAGCTACTAGCTCACTTTCGTTGACCTTATAGCTAATACTTCCTCGTAAATCGCCTGTTTCACCAACAGGGACCAGTAACACAGCTTGAGCCTCTACCAACATAGCTGCCTTAATCAGGCCTCTAATTGCAGCACGTTCAAGTTCTCTTTTGACAGTCGTTGAATTATCAACAAATTTCATCAATGGGCTCCTTTAACATAGATTTCTAGATGATGCCCGATATTTACCGGATCATCAACATAGGTCACTTCATAGGTTTTTCCATTTACTTCAATCTTGTCTTCGATTTCAGCATTGACTGTCCTGTCCTTGGTTAGAATGACATGAGTACTATCTGCAATATAGGCTAGTTTGTCGGTCGATTCACTACCGTCCAGCATATCCATATAACCAAAAAACACAGCAACTTGCTTGTGTTCAAAGATTTCTTGGCCAAGTTCATTCTCGCCATTAGAGGTAGGTTTTAGAAGATTAAATGCCATCATCATGACCACCTCAGTTTCTTGTACTTATTTAAGAATCCAAGCAGACTGACCGGATAGCCTTCTGAACTTTCTGTTGCTGTAACATCGTAGTACGTCACAGACCAACGGGCTATTGTTTCGGATTTGATACCAGCTTTAGCACGCATTTTGGCATCGTAAGCAATCAACTTCTTCACACCAGCCAAAACATCCGCTGGATAGTTAATTTTCGTTGCTATGGCTCCTGAATTGATTTCTGCGATAAAATCTCCATGGACAGTAATCACGCCGTCAGAAACGCTTTCAACGACGTATAGGCCGTCATTGTAGTCCGTTCCGTTGATTTCGATTGTGTCTCCAGGACGGAAAACATCCATACGCCCGTTGCTTGACTTGATCGTATTTTCTGACAATTTCAAGTCTAGGAGCCGGAATTTAATCAACTGAAAATTGTTATTGGTCAATTTTCGAACCATCGTTTCCAAGCCGTCACAAGTTTCCTGTGTGGCAGTCGCGTCAAGTTTTAGTGCTTCGTCTAGACTAATAATCATACATACCTCCGATTAAAAAGGAGAGTAGATGACTACTCCCCTAGTTTTAATTTTGTGCTTCTAAAATTTCAAGCAAGATTTCAGTTTTTGCGTTTTTAGCATACTCGATGCCAGCTGCATCCAATTGAGCTTTGATATTGTCACGAGACAGACCTTCTGGTTCATTGTCACCCACGATTTCTTCAAATCCTGCCTCTAAAAGTCGGTCAGCTACCAAGTCACTATCCGTTTCCTTAATGATATTCAGTCGTTTAAATTTGCGCACAAGGGACCTCCTATGCTACTGTGTTAACAAAAATTGATTTTTCTTTAGATTTAGGAATCCAAATATCATGATATTTGCGGTAATCCATATCCCAAGCGTTCGCACGTTGGTTAGTAATTGGATCAAATACACGCACAGTATCTGTTTTAGAAATAGCGATTGGAGCATTTTCGGCAATGATAAGCCAGTTAATAGCTTTAGCAGAGGAGTCTTTTACAAAGCCACCCTTTTCTTGTCCACTAGTTTTACCGTCGTTGAACTTAAATGCAGTTTGAAGTAATGATTGCTGAGTTGGAGTGATTTCGTGACCGTCAATTTTAGTAATAACAGTCGCCACCTCACCAGCCGGGGCATTATTAACTGTCGACATACGTTTAGCAGCTTTTTCGTCAAGGCCAAGATTGATCAACATGGTTTCAGACATAACAATTTTTAGTTTAGAAGTATTTCCGACAACTTCTTTCACTTTCGCAATATCTTTCAAAAGCTCGGTCAAGATGTTTGTATCAGTAATTGTTGCTGCACGATTTTGTTCGGCTCCAATAGCTTTAGATGCGATTGCTGAGTAACGGTAAGCGTCGATTTCTGGTACTACCAGAGTTCGTTGGAACTCACCCATGATAGTTCCCGCAGTTGCAACAAAGTTTGTTTCATTAACGTCCATAGCGTCCAATTGGAACTTACGTCCACGATCTTGGGTAAGTTTGTAGGTTTCCCATTTGAGTGTTACAGCACCGTTAACATAACCTGTATCACGATCATAATCAGCAAGTCCGTCCATCACAATTGATGGAAGCTTGACTTCATTACCACCGTTGTATTGGACTAACTTACTGTTAACTTCCATCCAACCCGTTGTTGATTCCTGTACGATTTGCTTATCCAGGGCAGGTTGGAAAATTTTTGAGTATTCAAGAGCATTTGGCATAATTCACTTTCTCCTTTTTTATCTTAATCCTAATGCTTGGCTAAATTCATTAGCCATAGATTGATTTGGGTCGATTTTCCCACCAGGTGGGATATCAGCTCCACCCAAAGACTTAAAACCATTATCTGGTTGTTCTGGCTCTGAAATTTGGAAGAATGTCGGGTAGTTTGTCTGCAAGTCCTTGATTTTATTGTCGAGGTCCTTAATGCTACCGTCCTCTGCCAATTCTACATCGCCTAGTTTGTACATGAGATAATCAACATCTGTTGCTTTTGCGTTTCCCAAAGCATCCTTGATGGTCTGCTTCTTGGTTGTTTCTTTTGCATCAGCTTCCAGTTGCGACACCTTCTCTTTGTACGTTTTTAGTTCGTTCTGCAGATCTTCATTGTCCTTATTAGACTTTTTCAGCGTGTCCAGCGTACTATTTGCTTCTTTGAGCTTATTCTCTGCTTCGTCAAGCTTCGACTGCACACCTTGAACAGACTTCCCATGTTCAACCATAATCTGGTTGACAACGTCCTCGGACAATCCAAGGCCTACTAAAAAATCACGTTTCATACGTTCTCCTTCTACGTCTAGTTAACGTGTGACGACCACGAGAATTTGAAATATGTCGAACAGTTTAACGCCATGCCGGGCGAATTTTTTGGGCAAAAAGAAAACCGTACGGGATTCCATACGGT